ACCGCAAGATTTACAACAATACCAATTTGTGTCTATTGATGTTCCTTTTACTGGCCAAATATCAGAACAAACAGTTCAAGTAAAACCATCTGAGTCTGCTTCATATGAGAGTTATACAGAAGTTCCGAGTTTGTTTTTAATGGATGCAAATACAAAAGGATATGTATCAAGAAGAACAGATTCGGGAATAAACCTACAATTCGGAAACGGATTGATTGGATATCAACCCGAAGCAGGTTCGACCATTCTTGTTAATTTATCTTTAACACAAGGTTCGGGTGGAAATGTTATTTCTGGATCAATAAAAAGTGGAGATAGAATTTACAACACAACAGATGCCGGTATAACTGAAATTGTTCAGTACACTATTACCAATCCTGCTCCTGCCTTTGCTGGGGAAGATGAGGAATCTCTTGAAGAGATCAGACGAAATGCTATTATCAATATCTCTGCCCTGGAAAGAATTGTAACCGAAAACGACTTTATAAATGCAGATGTAATCATTGATAATTCTCCAATTGGCCCAAATTCGTTGCCTGTATTAAAACGGTCAGATTTGAAAGTGAATGAGATCGCGTTGTTTTCAACTATCTATTTTGCTGATGACTTGGTTCCTACGAGAGATGTGTTTGAAACATTTAACACTTTATATATTCCAAGACAGACTGTTATTAATTTTGATGGAGTTGATTATTATACAGTATTCGATATTGAAATTGACCCTTTAAATTCAAATGCAGAATATACTTATATTATGTATCAGATTGAGCAAATTCCTTCATTGGTTACAAGCTACGGATCTGATTATGATTTATATGCTGATCTTCTGACTGTTGAAAGGTCTGGTTTGACAGCAACATATACATTGGATTATAAATCTACAGAGGTTGATTCAATTACAACTACCTGTACAATGGAAATTTCAGAAACGGGTGCTTCATATAATATGACAAATGACGGCACAGCGTTCGTTTACTACTTTGCAAATAATCAAGCTATCCCAAAGGGTGAATTGACTTACTTCTTCACTATAAGTCATCCTACAGAAGGAACTATCGCTCAATACTCAACACAGTTTATATTTAGACAAGACTTGAGTGATTTTACAATGTCAGATGTTGTTCAGTCAGATTCAACATCATATATTGTATATGATATTCCTACGGTGGAAAAGGATTATTATGATAGTATAAACCAAAGAGATTTTGAATTACAAGTAATGCAGCAATTGCTTACAACTCTAACATTTAAAGATTACAGAATGTTAACTGACTTTGTTAATTTTAAATTTTCAAATACTACAGGTATTCTGCGTAATATGCAACTAAATGATGTGGACTTGTTACCTGTATTGTCAATTAAATGTAATATGCCATTGCTTCCAACTGAGGGTGATAGATATATTGTCGGAACAGGCAGTACCGGAGATTGGGCAACCCATGAGGATGATGTGGCTACATATACAAAGCAAGTAACCAGCGTTACAACTGATACTACGAGTATTATAGATACGACTGCGGTCATTGATGCAACAACTATTATTGATACGACTGCTATTATACACACAACCGTGACCACAGATACAACCAGTTATTTATGGATTTATACTGAACCAAAAAGCGATCAAATGGTTTATGTAGTCAGTGAAGATTATAAGTATATATTTTCAGACCCTGGTTGGGTAAAACCAGAGTATATGATTCCGCTTCAAATTTCTCTTGATGTATTCAGGGAATCTACATACACAAGTTCGTTAGGAGCTTTAACTCAAGCAATTCGAGAGGCGTTGGTTGCAGCATTTGCGGAAAGATTTGGTATCAATGCTGAAATTTACAGATCTGAAATTGTGGATGTTGTTCAAAGTGTTGATGGGGTTGATCATTGTCGTTTGATTGCTCCAGAATCAAGTATCTTTTTCAACTTTGATATTGATACATTTACACAAACAGAATTGTTGGAATATGCACCAGAGTATGTTTATTTTACAGAAGATGATATAGCAATCAGGATATTCTAATATGCAAATATTATATGATAAAGTAGATCCAAACTACAATCAGTTAAAACGATTTATTACAACAAGTGCAGCAAGAGAACTGTCCGCACTTTCTGAACCTTGCTATTATCCGAAAACAAAAAGATTCTATTTTGAGCTTTTAAATATCTTAAAAATTAAAGATAAAGATATGAAAGAGTTTGTAAAAAGAACATATAAAGGCACAAAAGCAGAAAAGTTCCAATTAACAAATGATGTGGGAACTAACATTTTGGTGTTTGTTATGCACTACTTTTTAGAGCATAGGGATCAAGCTGCTTTTCAGGCTGGAATGGCATATTTTATGGTAATTCAATATTCTCGCCTTATGCACAAACAAATAAAATATTGTTACCCTGATACATTCAAATATACACTCGATACGTTGACAAGAACTCATTTGTTTTTTAGAGAGAAATCAATCCCAAACAGTTTATACTATTTAGCAAATCAGATGCAATCTAATTACAAAGATGATATTAAAAATTGGGATATTGATAGAATTATTGCCTTTTTGAGTGCTGCAAGAACCAGAATCTCACAGAGCGTTAAAAGTTTTGCTGAAGCGTATTATAGAAATAGACAAGCTGGTTCGGCGATCAAAACACAAGGTGAAATATCTGACGATGATGACTCAAACAATTATCAATATCAGGTATTAGAGAAAGGACAGAAAATCGTTGATGATCTCACAAAGAAAATTACATCATATAAGATCATTGATAGGAAAGCATTTGATGAAGCAAAGAAAATAAGTAAAGTAAAAACATCAATTGCAACCATAATTGCAAATGGTATCACAAATGAAAAACATTATAATAATGTGAAAATTGCGTTACAATTATTTGTTAAAGAAGCTAAAGCTGTTGATATGGTTTGTGGTGATGGGTTTTATATCTACGTGAAAAGACTCATGGCTGTTAAAAGAACGGTCGCTCAATTATATTTCAAAGCTCAAATAAACATACTTCTCACAGAGGTTTTAAAAGATGCTGGGCAACTTAAAACATATGAGAAGTACACGTCTCAAACTCAATTCATTATAAACTCCTTCTTAGCATTTTATCTTACAATAATGGTAAGAAGAAGTGTCTGCAATGTTTAATTAAAAGAAGGAAATCTAGCCACTATATCGTCGTATGTTTTCTTTACGGCAGTAGTAACTCTATTTGGGGGATTATCCTTTTGTTCATCTGTAAGTTCTTCTTTTGTAGGAGCTTGATTTTTAGTTATCAGTTGATCCTGTTGCTGAGCCAATAATCTTGACTCAGTTTCACGCCTTTGTCTTGTACTTGTTAATTGATCTTCCAATGTGTATTGTAAAGGCGTTGTACTAAAATTTTGTACTCCCTTTTTTTCCCAATCAGTTTCATGTATCATTGTATCAAGGTATGTTGATAAAGTAGGTCTTCCACTATTAATATTTGGTGCAGCTAACATACTATTAAATAAACTTCCAAACTCAATTCTTATATCAACTATTCCCAATGTTTGTCTGTAAGAAATTTGTTGTTGATCACCACCTTTAATAACAGTTATGTTTGAAATAAACGCGGGGTCTAAATCATATATACCAGGCGATTGAATCCTATGAATGAATGGCCAACTGAATGTAATCCCATCTGTTGAAACCGGCATTGCTAACAACATTATTGCTGCCATTGGAGCGGCTATGTATTTTTCTGTTGCATCTCTACTTCCTGGAGCTGGATTATAAAGTCTAACTGTCATTGTATATGAAGGTTGAAATGCGCTTCCTTTCCAAACCATAGGAAAATCAATTCTTGATCCCGCCATTAATTTGGAAACAACATCAATACCGCCTGTAATACTTTTAGGCAAAACAGCTCTTGCAGCACTTCCGATCATTCCACCAACGCCTCTAATAGCATTTGCAGCTGTTTCCCCCATTGCGCCGGTGCCTGCTAAATCTCCCAGAATTTTATCAGCAACTTCGCCCATATCTCTGGCGCCACGAATCTGTGCTAATGATGCAGCAGCATCTGAACCTACAGTAGTTAGTCCTTGTAAAAAGTTTTCTCCATACTCATTTGTAAATGAGTCAGTTGGAAAGCTATCAGCTTGATATGCAAGAACTAAACATCCTTCCGGACCACCCCCATTAATTGCATGTTTGGGTTGTGATAAACCAAATCCGTGTGCATTTAACAAACTCGTATATGTTAAATTATTCTTTTTTCCACTACCTCTAAAATATGCCTGTCTTTTAAATAATGTTAATCCTTTTGTAAATGACGGAATTCCTGGAAATATTCTTGCGATGGGCATTGAATTTTCCATGACAATTTGAGATCTGTCATACATAGAATCATCCGCAAGATTCCCCGGAGGTAATCCAATTGTATAATCAATGGTTCTATTTTTAGTTACTGTTCTTGCCATTTTTTAGTCTCCGTCTACCTCACCAGGTATAATCAATCTGTTGTATTCTCCTCCGATATAATCCACTGCTGCTTGTCCTTGGTTCATCACATTGGTTGTTGTGTTATTTACACTATTCACGACATTGTTAGAGGTTGCAACTACTGTGCCTTTAAGTTCTTTTGCAATTTGATCTCTATTTTGTACTGCTTTTTCTGCAGCATCTAATGTTGCTTTTGCTTGTTTATTTGCTGCGTACACACCCATTGCTACTTTTCGTTTTGCAAGTTCTGCTTTATCGCCATAGTTTCTTTCGAGTTTTTCTGTCATTGACAAATCATCATAATTGACATATGGCATATCAACAGCTAATCCGCGAGAAGATTGATATTCAGCAAATCTGTCTTGAACTTGCTCGTCAGTTAGAGGTACATATGACTTGTTGGATGTTAAGAATTTTAGAAATTCTTTTTCTCGTTTCTTTCCATATCCTTTGGCACTTGTACCCAGACCTTTTCCGCCCATGCCAATCCAGTTACTCCATTTGCCTCTATTCTTTTTTATAAAAGCTTTTCTCGCTTGTGCAAGGGTTTTTGGGGAATATTTCATGTACTTTTCGATATTGGTCATCATGTGCTCTTTTTGACCTGCTGCAATAGCAGACATATTTCTTCGGCCAAATGTTCCAACATCTTCTTGCCAATCTTTACCTGTACCTATTTTAGCACCAAGATGGGTTTTCATCTGCCCCTCAAACCCCAGTCGTCCACCTTCTCTCGCTGCTTGAGATGCAGTTGATGTCTTATCTTGTACTGTACCTACATATGCTCTATCCTTTTCATCCTGTTTAGTTAACCATCCCTGGATACTTTTAGTGATCCCAAGCATCTCATCTAACTGTTTACCTAATTCATATCCTGCATAACCAGCGGCCGCAACAGCACCAACGCCTCCAAGAGTTTTTAGAACTGTTGGATTTGAAAGAAAGCTGCCAACGCCTTTGGCCATTGTGCTTATCATTCCTGCTGCTATTGGACCACCTACTTTGAATAAATCTGCAATTGCAGGTCCTATACTTTTGGTGATAAAACCTGTTATTCCCCCACCCATCATCATAAGCAAAGGACCAAGACGTTTTATGAATCCGAGGATTCCGCCACCCCCACCAAACAAACCAAAAAGACCTGTTTTGGCTTTGTTGTAATTTTTCTTCAAACCTTCTCGTATCCTTTCCATTTTTGCGGCACGCTTTTCTTTGGCAATAGCTTTCTTTTCCAATGCGAGTTTCTTTTGAGCTTTTTTGATTAATTTTGCAGCTATCTTTTGTGCTTGTTTTGCTCTTCTGTCTCTCCTTCTTTGGATCTCTTTTGCTACTGATGCTTGATGTTTTTCAAGTTTCATTTTTCTGGCATGATCTTTTTTCGCTTGCTCATATTGTTTCTTTGTCATTTTTGCAGCGGAGACTTCTTCATGTTCTTCTTTTGCTGCCTCTTTTGCTGCCTCTCCAATATTCCCAGCAATCATTACAGGCATCGCACTATGTTTTACTGCAAGTTTTGCCATACCTTTTGGCATATATTTCTGATACTCTTCTTCACTTTGACTTGCACGGATCGCTTGTTCTGATCCGTATATGTTTTCCATGTATCCTTTTGAAAGTCCTGCTAAACCAATCGGTTTTCCAGCTTGTCTCATAAGAATACTTTTCTTAGCCCCACCCCAAAAACCTTTTATCTTATCAGAAACTGATTTCGATTGTGCTTTTTTTCTTGCTTTAAAATCTGCCTTACTTTCACCAATTTCTTTTCTCATTCCCCTGGTTGCAAACGGTGCAGCTGCAAGGCGTGTACCCAAACTTCCAGTTCCAGCAATAAGGGAATTTGTGAACCCCCTCATCATTTTAAAGATTGACCATTTTCCTGATGAAATTCCAGCTATTGCTTTGTATTTCGTTCCGGTTATTGCAGTGGATAGATGTCTTACGGCCTCGGCTGTTGCTCTTGTGTATGTAGCAATAGCATCAAGCCTATACATTGAACCTGTATATAAGGTACCAATGTTATCACTCATTGCTGAGAAGGGTTGTTTCGATTTCGATAGATGTCTTGTATATCCACCTCTGGTTTTAAAGAAACCATAAACTGGACTCCACGCTCTTCCCAATACATTCTTTAGTATCTTCGCTGTATATAGAGATGTTCTCATTATCGGATGCTCAATGAGCATCTTTTGCCATACTTGTTCCCAAGTTCCTATCTGTGCACCAATCGCTGACTGAATTGCAAGCAATGATCTCAGCATACGTTTTTCTGCTGGCTCTTCATATTGTGATTGGACTTCCTCCAACGCTCTCATGAAACCTTTAAACATACCTACTTTTTGTTGCGAATGAACATCACCAATATATGTGTCCATTTTTGCAAGAGCACTGGTTTGGAACTTAACAGATGATGTTGCTAATGCTTGTGATACGGATATTTGATCATCCATCCGTTTCAATAGTTTATCAACCGGCATTACAACTTCGGCGGCATGTAGTCGAGCGACACCTCCCTTCTCAACAACACCACCCCTTGCCATATGTGGAATTTTTTCTTTTGATTTCTTGTTTATTGAAATTGAAGCTCGGTCCACCTCTTTTGATGCCTTGCTTCTTCCAGTTACAAACCCTTTTATTCCTCTACCTAATCCACTCAGGGCATTACCGATGTTTGTTTTCATTTTATCTACTGCAGTTTTGAATACATCGGTTTCCATAAATCTAGAAATGTAATAACCAAAAATTGGACCTGTTGTTTTTGATAAAGCCATTGCTACCATTTTTTGAGGATCGTATTTAACCTCATCCTGCATGGCTCTTCTCATTTGAGCAAGAGTTGATCCTGTTCCTTTTGCTAAATTCATAGCAATTGAAGAAAATCCCTTTCCCATGTCTCCGACTGTACTACTTAACTTTCTCAAAACATCATTCATAGAGGATTGAATGGCACTAAGATCCTCACCGGTTGATACCTTGGTATCAATTTCGCTCATTTTTTGATCAATCTGTTTTTGCATATTCGAGATCGCACGACTTACATTACTAATCTCAGATATACGTTGATCTTTGCTGTCAGCAGACGCTGTAATACTTCCAGGTCTTCTTGTTGTTTCGTCAGCCATTTAATAGTCCTCTTAAGCTATGATTTGAAATAGTTTTTTCACTACAGAGTCATGTGGATTCATTTCAACAAATACACATGCTACTTCTGATAGTGAAATTAGTTCTTGCATGGGTGTTGTGTATTGATTTCTCTTTCCAAATGCGTTTAAATATGCAGCATTTAGTGATGTGAACATCATTTGGTATTTTCTTATGTTTTTTAATAGAGATGGCATGTGCATAATCATCAATTTTAAGGCAACAACCATATCTGTCAATCTCTGGTCAAAGTCCTCTGGTGCTAATGTTGTATCTGCACCAAATAATTTAGCAATTAGTCGATAATAGTTTCCAAGATCTTTATTTGCATATTCTGGACCTCGTCTTTCCAAATTTGCAATGTATTTCATCAATTCACTGACCTTTTTTGGATCTGGATAATTTACCCCAAAATAGGAATCAACGAATTGTGTATAATATGCGTGTAAATACCTAAAAAATGTACTTGTGAATTTGGAAAAATTCCTTCCTGCTGATAAATGCATACATTCATGCATTGTTGTGGAAACAAGATCATTGTTTGCAGCTGTTCCAATTATAGAAACGGCATGCTCGATCAATACAACTACTTTTTTATCTTTGACATGATAAAATCCAAGAATATACTTATCTGGGTCTCCTGTTAATTTCTTTTTGATAAAAGAAAACAGGTTCTTTGACTTGTAACATGGCATTACAAGCTTTTTCTGTACTAAACTTTCTATTTGTGCCGTTACCTGACTTCCTTTTGATGATTTTGCAAATGCCTCAACAAACTTTGCTTTTAGAGAATCTGAGGAATAGAATTTACTCCCATCTATTGTAGTTTCAAGAGAAAGTGATAAAGGCATAGCCATTAGTTCTTGAATTTCCATGTTTACCCCTTAAAAAATGTCAAAGTATCGACAAACCCTGTTGACTCGTCGTAATTGTTTTTAACATGTCTCATAATATCTTTATTTGAAAAACTTACATTCGGAGCGTCGTCATTCATGTTCATAATATCAGTCATCTCACCAGATAGATCACCAAATCGTTTCGAGTCGATCATCATAGGTGGATCATATTTTCTAACATACATACAAACCGCAGCAGATAAAGCAATATCATCATGACACCCTGAATCTGCTTCAACTTTACCGCTTGATTTGGAAACAAGTCCTGTTAACTCAAGTGCCAGTCTTTGTGACTTAACTGACTCTGGGTATTGTGTCATGTATGAATACAATGCGTCAATCATTAGAGGTCTTGTCTTTGCATTGGTTGATAGACCAGGCACATATGTATTCTGCCCGCGTTTCTCTTTGTAAAGCATATAGGAGTATTCACTTGCGTTTAAATGCTCTACAACTTGGTTTCCGTAGGAGTTAGATTCAACAACAATCGTTCCTGGATACTCTGTTGCAGCAACCTTGACAACTTTAACAAAATCAAGGACTTTACATTTGCCTTGATATTCCCAAACTTGCTCTAATGTTTCATAATCCCACACTGTAATTGCTGATTTATCATTTCCATGCTCGGGTGCGGTATCGACTCCAAGTATATAATGTTTACCAGGTACTGCGTTTGAAAATTTCCATACTTCGCCATTAAATATTTTAATTTTGTCGATTGGTTCAGCTGCTGCATTTTGCATAGCTTCAACCGTTTCAGCTTCAAAGAATGATCCTTCTGTTGGAAGAAATTTTAGTTCCAATTCCTGTGCAATACGTTTTGAATCATGATCAAATAGAGCACATTGTGTTTTATACCAATCAGGATCCTCTGCTAACTCAGGAATCATTTTCCAATGAATTACAAACGGTTCAAAAATATCATCATGAGCAATTGCTTTCATATATCGCTCAAAATACCATTGCCCGATTCCCACTGTCTTATTCGGAGTTGATAGAACAATAGTTCCATGTGGGATTCCAGCTTTTCTTGCTTGCATCTGGTTTGTTGACAAAGCAGGAACCATTGAAGTCCAAGCTGTACTAATGTGATGGACAAATGCTGCCTCATCAATAACCAAAAATGTGATTGCCTTACCACGAAGAGTTTTATCAGGTGCATTTGGGTTAACTGGTGATGCATAAACTTTTGAGCCGTTTGTTAAAATAAATGAACGCTCAGTTCTCTTTGCAAACCCACGACCAAGAAGTCCTCCGGGTGGTTTCATCCAATCAGGAAGTTTTTCAACCATACCCCTAATTATTCTTGCAAAGTCTGTAGCTTCAGCACCATCTTTTGATATAATACCAATAACAACATTGTCATAAAAGGTTGTTAACCATGCTGCATATGCCTGAACGACAGTTGAGATTCCAATCTGTCTACTCTTTAATACTAATACATATTTTTTAAGATTGATAACATCAATCAATTCTGTTTGTTTTGAATAAGGGTTGAATAGTACATCCTTGCCGGGAAGTTCCAAATAAACGTAATTTTTACAAAAATAGTTGAAGCTTGCTCGACATTTTAAAAACTCAGCGATATATTGATTCGCTAAGTTTTTTAACTGTATTGGTTTCCTTATCTTCGCCATACTATTCCCCTTATTATTTTGTTCTAAATTTAGGTTGTTGTCCTATTCGTTCTGATGAGATGTAATTTAGCAAGAGAGTTCCAATCTTTTTCTCGAAGAAAGGAAATCTCACTTGCTCTAAGCATATACATATCTGTGAAGTCTCGAGTTGGGGTAATTTGTGTATTCAGCTTTACAGCTTCTCCAACCTCCATTAAATTTAATATTTTCATCATGTTGGCAACCTGAACAGTAAGTTCTGTAAATGTTGAAACTCTTCTTGAATACTTTGCTCTAATGAAATTTTCATTCAGTTCATATCCAGTGTGATCTTTGTGTATTGCTACTCTGTATGATGGTAATAAAGCTTTGTTATCATAAAATATTTTATCTCCTTTTGAGATTAAACCATACGTTTTAGCAAAATCTTCAAGGTCAACATCAATCGTATGAAATAATCTGTCCTTTGGTTTAACGATAAATTTTAATTTTGGAGCCATGTATGCCATTGCAGCAGATGCCTGATATGAAGTTTGTATAGGATCGGTTGTATAAAAATTGACACCGTCATTACATTTATTAATGATTTCAGTATTGTCTTGATTTAATGGTAATTGATATAAAACAAATTTGTTTGACGTTGTCATTTTAGCTGTTAGATTTTTTACTCTAACAAGATTATCATAAGTACAAAAAATTGCTGCCATTCCATCGTATAAACCAAAAGTTCTGTTTAAATATTGCAAGCATTTATAAAGAGTACTTGTTGGAACAAGAACTTGATCTATTTTTTCCGAGTTTGCCCCTTGGGTATCCATGCTTAATATTGCTGTTTTTGAAGCCTGATAAACCATGCCCCCAATAATATTTTTTAATGTTTCCCCTATATGTACAGAATTTACAACAGCATTCATTGTCATATATGCTTGTCTTGCAACACATACAATTTTAAACAGGTATCTATCTTTTTGAATATTCTCTGGCTTTGGTACTGAAACTCCCATTGGAATGTTAGATGATAAATACATTATTTCAAAATCTATTTGATCCTGAATTACAGCCTGTGAAGTAGCGTACAATCTGGTTGTCAATTTCAGTGGAGTTTGTCCATATATTTTCTCTAAGATAACGTCGTTTGGATCCATCGTAATTTGAAGGATAAATGTTTGATATGGAATATCAATTGACGTTAGAATAGTAACCGAAACGAGGTCCGGCGTAAGATCTACTTTTCCTATTTTTAGTTCAAATTCATATGTCCTACTTGGACTCCAATATCTACTACGGTCTTCTGCCATCCTACTATCCTCTTTTCATGTGATTTGTATTTTGTTCCAAAAAAATCTAAACGAAAAAAATGGGGAGAGTTTCCTCCCCCCATTTTATATTTACGGCAGTTATGATGATTGAAGTCTCTCTAAGACCTCATACATTCTTGGCGGGATAACAAGAACGCTCTCTGCCGCATTCTCAAGAAGACGCTTGCTGTTCAAGTTCGGCTCAAGGCTACTGTATCTGGCAATCGCTAAAAACACCTGCCATGCCGAGGGTAACGGAGGAGTCGCGCCTTCTTGTGTTGGGGGATTCAGTTCATTTAAAATAGATGCTATTCTCTCTTTTCGATTTTTACCGATGCCCTCAATAATATCGAGTACAGACAACATCTCATCTTCATTCAATGTGCTTTGAAAACTTGATGTAATCATGTCCAAAATACTTTCATTGAAGACTTGCATATAAGAACCGACCGCTGCTGATAATTGGGTTGTTGAGCTTTCAACATGAACCTGTCTCATTTCACCCAAGGAGAAGCCAAATATGGTGCGTCCGATTTGACGCCCTATGTTATCAATTGCTATACCAAAACCCAGTGTGGCTGCTCTTGTGCCGTTGTAGCTATTGTTTACAATCATAACGGGAAGAACATCACCGGCTTGAGATGTACTTTGGCTGCTTTGCAGAATGATTTCATTTCTCATCCGGCAAAACGAATCCCAAAGGATTGTATTTTCCTCAAGGATTGGCATTCCAACGCTTTGTATAGCGTCTCTGATCCGTTGATTTACAATGTCGTTACCAATGAATTTGTAAAGTTCAGAAACATATCCTGCATAGTTATATTCTTGTTCCTCAGGACCTTTTGAAAATATACCGATTAATGGAGTATCAATTCCATCGGTAGGATGTGTGTTCCCAGGCAATTCACGAGAATCGAATTGCGGCTTGAGTTCACGATAAACAACTTCGCCATATCTATCGACGTAGCTGTACAAACCTTTGAAGGAGAGAGTTGTGTTTAGGCCCATTGCCTCTGCTCTCTCGCTGAAGGGTGTTCTCATCTAAGTCTCCTTCCGGTATTATGTTTTTTCCAGATACAATGGGTTTCAAGGCTTCAACAATTTTCATTTTCATTGTTTCCTGAAACATATCCATTGAACCGTCAAAAACAGCTTGGGTTAACATGTTAGCAATAATGTCTAAAGCACTATCCATTGTTGCTTCCCCATGTGGCCCATATCTGTTTTTCATTATAAAAAATTGATTGTCTTTATCAAGAGATAGTACCATTTGAGCATTATACATTTTATCTTTTGATGTTGGTCCACGTCCAAGACCTATACTGCCACCGCCACCATCTCCTGATGCCTTTGAATGAAAGTTGTATTTCCCAGGTGCCATCTATGCTCCTTTCAATCCATAGTATAATCGTGAAACCAATAAGTTTCTCCCTTCATTTGTGTCTTCATATGGTGCATCAAGAACATCTAATATTTCAGGCATCATTTTCTTTCTTAACACTTTTGATTTTAAAGGAATTTCAAACGGTGATATAATATTGAATGGTTTTGCACTCCAATAATGTCTTGTATGACCAATTCTTGGTCCAGTTAATAACATGACAACTGCACCATAATCTGTAAATGTGCTGTATTTCATTTTTATTTTTCTATATCGACCGATAACAACACCAAGTTGATTTCTTGCCCATCTGGCGACATCCGGATTCCTTGGCCAAAATTTCTTTTGATCTTTTTTAGCTACGAACCACCCACGCCAATCTGAAAACTGACGATGATAGAATCCATCGGTGAATTTTACTATATCGCCTTTTCTATAATGCATAGTTGGGTTGTCATCTAAATATTCCTTAACATATCGAGTTCGACGTCCATCACGAAACGTGGAACGATGCGAACATGCAAAATAAGTACCACTAAATGATTGTTTTACCCAAGGCAATATGTCCTGCATTTTAAATCCTTTCGATGAAGGACCTTAAGTATATATCCCTTCCATCAAATTTGAACGCTTGATTTTGTATCCCAACCCTGAAGCGTCCTTCAAGTTCCCAGAACCTTTTCATTCTCGCTGGAGTCCAAATAGATGCATGTGGACACGATGGTTCATTGAGAAGTTCGGTTGTAAGTAGAATATTCTTTTCTGTAAAATCAGAACGGTTCGGATTGTCATTTATTATCATTTCCGCAAGCTGTATATAATTTGGAACAATAACATCTACAAGTCCGCCTTTGTTCAATACAGTTGACACAAGATAAATAAAATATTCAACCTGTGTAAATGTTACGTGCTCAAGAAAACGATAGATAACAACCCGATCAAATACAACTGATGTTCTTTCCATGAACTCAAATACGTCCATGTTTAAATTTCGGTGCATAGAGATTCTATCACCATCCATAACCCACCCATGAAGACAACTCTCCAATTCTCCAGCGTTTGTATCTGTGAAGTACGATGTATCCACATTTAATACAAATTTTGGCATCATTGAATCTTCTTTGGTTGACATTGGGAGCGGTTGAAACTTCCCTGCTGCAATGTTTAGTATGCGCATTTTCACCTCACATTTTCGTAGACGATTGATTTTGTAAACGGCTCGATGTAAAATTTGAAATATCTTTCTCTATCAACATCATCCGTATCCATTATTTTCAAAGTTGAATGAGACACTTCGAGTTCACCATATCCCAATAGAAATATATTGAACTTTCCATTTTTAACTGGTATCCCAAACAACTCGGGATTCTCTGTTTCAAAAAACTCATCTTTAAGTTTTTGTAATCGTGTAAACAATGAAGCTTTTGTAACATCGAGTATTAAACAAAGTTCTCGATACATTACATCCATTGCTTTATATTTAAAGGAAACCCCTTTTACTTTTAACTCATTATTACTATCTAACGCAATATAGGCTTTCCTGTCAATTGATGAAATAAATATTTTGAATGCCTGTCTCAACTCTAATGGCATATGACCGATATTTGTGACGTCAAGTTTTCTTCTTAAAATTAAACCGTCATATTGGCGGATTACAATATCATCATCTTCGATATTATTTATGTTGATATAATCATTGATAATGGATTCTGTTGTTGTTCTCAGTAGAGATGTAATCCTGGGATTGTCACGCATCATTTGTCCGATCATTATATTTCTACCGAGCTTATCCTCAGGATCGATATGTGAAAGATCATACCCCTTATTTTTCAATATTGTGTAATGGCAGGCTTCAATATCGTAAACACGTAGATCTCTCATTATCAATGGTAAATTTGGATTTAATTCCATTTAAGAAATGGGGGGTGAGGGTCAGGAGCCGGACCGTGATTGATGCAATGCACCCTGACCGAACTACACCCCCCAAACTCCTTACGCCAATGTGTCGATAATGACGTTGTCGATTTGAAGATGATGGTTAATATCTTCAATCGTTGCCTGCCGCTCAAGCAGCCAATTGATAGCATCCTGATTTGATTCAAGACCTTCGGCCTTTGAACTTTGTTTGTATCGTAACTGTAATGCTTCAATGTCGAGTGCCTCGCTCAGCTTATGGCGAACATCGGCCGGATCTCTTGTGATAATTGAAATGCTTGTATCCTTTTTCTTTGCACGCACAATTGCGTATGGAATCAATGCATCATCAATATCATTACAAAATGTTGAGATCAGCCCTGTGCGAACTCCGTAACTTTTTACGAAGATACCGTTGCCCAGATCATAAATGATTCTGAAACCATTGCTGTAGATCTGCATATCCATTGCAGGTTTGTTTAACACTGGAAGCAAATGTGCATCATCAAAAACAACCATGCGTCTTTTCTCTTCACTTCCTTCTGATGTTTCAACAGGAATAGTTACAAGCAATTGCTCGTTTGCATCAACATTGGTGATAGCCATTGTTGGTTTCCTGATGTTTGGAAAGTTTGCAACATTTGCTGTAAACCAATCCGCCAAACATGCAATTTCAATAATTGTCGGATCCACAGTTTCTTCTGCTTGGACCTCTTCTGTCTCTGGTGGAATATCCAAATCTGCTTCGGAAAATACCACCGGTTCTTCTGTTACTCCGTTTTTGACCATTTGAGATAAATTGTCATTCATTACAATTAGTTCTCCTTTACATTTTTATTTTTTCCACTTGGTGCTTTCTTCTTCGGGATCTTTTCTCCACTCTGATGGATTAATATCAGCAAATGTTTCTAATGCTGCCCCTGCCAATGCAAAGACTTTAACTAATTGTTCGTATGCCTCAACTGGTGCTGAACCTTCCTTCATTTCTTGTGAGTCGAATAACCACAATGGTGGATCTTCATCCCACTTTCCCGAGTAACACTTTTTGGCTTTTTGCAAATATTCCTCAATGAACAAAAGGAAACTTGCAAAGTTGAGAGATTTTAAATCAGAGTATTCGCCAAAACAACATCTCTGATATTCCCTCTCGCGTTGATACAGTTCGAAAAGTCCTCTTACATCCATAAACTTCTCCTTGCGTTAATTTACCAATGATTGTAAATAATTGGCATTTTTATTCAACTTATGTTGATGTTCGGGCATATATTCTAATACAATATCACCATCCCATTTATACCGATATTTTAATTCTTTAACAAACTTCACAAGATTTAAATTTCCCACTGGTGAATTAAATGGAAGATGTTGACCGTGCCCTTTAGCTCGATTGGATAAATGTATAACAGATGTATATCTTAATAGGAAGGAAATAATTTTAGGGTCAAACCACAATTCTTCAATGTGGCTTGTGTCTATAACCATTCGTAATGATGGTTGATATATCAATATAAATTCCACTATCTCTAATGGACTTCGCAGATATTTATTACTTTTCCACCCAAATGTTTCAATACACAAACATGTCTGTGAATGACATCTGAAGAAAAACTGATCTATAAAATCAGTAAGCCCTTTATTTGGATGAATAACATATTTGACACACCCTGTTTTTTCAAATATCTCATTGATCATTGTACATATTTTTTCTGCCGGCAATTTTAATGTGTCCAGTGGTAAGTGTGTTGCCCGCACTTTTGTATTATTTTCTTCTATAGATTTGAAGACATCATCTGAATTGATTACATAATTTTCATATTTGTACAATGCAAGCTGAATGCTCGGTGGGATATTCTCTGTATAATATCTGTTATCATCACCGAACCCATACGAAACTGAAACATTTATCATAAATACCTTCTTCCGTTAAAGCCTCCTGGAACCCCTTTCCAATTGACTGCAATCGCCTCATGCGTATGAATTGATTCCTCATGAATACATTTTACAATCCAATCTCGAATTGGTAGCGTATCCAATCCTTCTGATATTGTTCGGATTGCATCTTCAACAAACATTGGATTTTCTGCTGCGACTCTTGCAATCTCTTGCTCATCAATACGCTTGATTACAGGATATGGCAATGTTTTAATTCTCGACTCAACTACTTCAATGATATCCTCAAGCCACACATATTCATTTGGATCACATTCAACTAATATGTGAGCAAATGATCTTTGATTGTGAGGAAATCCTTTACTTTCATTCTCTGATAAATGGCCACACAATTCTGCTGAGCATGGACAATATGATGCATATTGAACTGTTACTCCTTGGAAAAATCTAAACCGATCTCCTATTCTATATACATCTCCCTGCTCTACATCTTTTTTAACTTTATAAAGCTGCCCCTCAAATTTACATTTGTAATACAAAGGAAAGCTGTTATCAGACAAAATGGATTTTCGCATAAGCGGCATTCTAAAATCGAACTTCATAAAGCTTGCCTGACTTTCAACATTATTTCTTAATGCTTCAAGAATTTCTCGTATCAATGTTTTCTTCAATGGTAGATCAAGATATGGTTTTAATGTTAATCCCAACCTTGACATTGAAATGCCTTTTGTTGAGGCATCTAAATTTGTTCTCATTGAAACATTTGCGTTTAGCTGGTAAAATCCTCCTGTTTTAAATTCTAACTTGAAAGGAAGTTCAATGTTCTCAACACCTACCTGCATAATTGGCATATTGATGTTTGGTGCTGAACATTGAACATCGGGTAAACACGTTTTATCTGTCATTAATAAACTTCCTCCGTTATTGTTATTGTGAGGAAGAATGTTTTATATACATCCTTCCTCACATTATACGACTAACTGCATTGGATCGAACATTAAATTATCCTGACCTGCACGTCTTATATCTAAGGATAATCTTTTCCACCCCTCTTCGAACTCCTGTCGATATACTCTTTCATTTGTGTCAGAGTGTATGCCGTCATTCCAATTAAGTTCAAGTTCCTCACTTATTGTTAATTCTCTTTCTCTGGCCATTTGTCAACTATCCCTTTTGGGTCAAAGTGGAAAACTGTTTGCGGTTCTTCTATATCTTTTTGATCGTGTTGATCTTTAAAATCGCCCATAACTGATCTCATGAATTGCTTTTTTGTATCATCAAAAGCGTTTAAGTATTCTGTTTTAAAATCAACAGGATATCTCATTTTAGGGATATCGGTTCTCAGACGCTCTTTTCTAACTTGATCTTCATGTGCCATCTTCTGCATCATAGCTCGTCGATATTCCTCGTAAGCTATTGAACCGTATTTTTGATAATATCCTGACGATGCAGTTGTTGTTGATGTGCTGTTATACCAATCGAAATTGACAGCCATTATTGATCAATGCCAATCACTGTCAAATATGAATTTAATAACTTGACAGATTCTGGAGTTGAATCGAGATCCTCGGGCTCTGTAGCTTTTTCATCAATGAATCCTCTGATATAAGCATTCTTTCTTTCAATACAATCTGATTTGGTTGTTAAAAATTCAAAAAGGTTTATCGGTGCATCGTGACCAATGATACATGCTGTTTCCATTTCACCACATCTTTGACCACCTTTGTTTTTACGACCCCCCAATGGCTGGAGTGTTCGTTTTGCATATGCACCAATACCACGAGCAGCTAACTTTTCTTCAGCTATATGAACCATCCGCAAGAAGTAAATATACCCGACCGCAACGGGATTTTTCAAATGTGTTTTTGCTAATGGATCATAAATTCTTTCCTTGAAACTCGTGTGCGTATAAGCTAACGCTTTCTTTATATCTTCAAGCTTACACGACTCAAATGGTGGCTGAATCAATGTAAGCTCGTTTATGAAATCTTCAGTTATTGTATCCGGCAGCTGTGTAGCAAATTGTGTAACATACCACTTGTCTGCCGTTTTATCAATAATGTCAATGTATGCCAACAAATACTCTTTGATTGTATTTTGATCAACACTGTCTTTGAGTAATTGTATCATGTTTGCTTTGAGGTCATAGAGTGACATTGATAATTGCAACTCAAACAATTGACCGATGTTCATTCTTGATATGATACCAAGAGGATTAATACAGATGTCCAAATGCCTTCCATCATCTAATTTGGGCATTTTTTCGTGGGGAACAATCCTTGAGATTACTCCTTTATTTCCATGTCGGTTCGCAATCTTGTCACCAACCTTCACTTTTCTGAAATGGACTCCATACATTTCTACCTTGATGCCGTTGATCTTTTCTTTCTTCTCTTTGTATTTTCCAACAAATGAAAATAAATCAAGACCATTCTCCCGGATGAATTTGTTAGCTTGATCTTTGTCCAGTTTATCTTTCAGGACCTTTTTCAGGACTAACTCTTTTTCCTTTTGTTTCTCAATCATTTCTGCTACCCAATCTCGAAACTCAGGGATGTCCTCATTCCATGCGTTTGCATAAATATTCACCTCGGGAATAATATATGTTTTTTCAGCTTCAAGTGGAATGTCTTCATTAAATACTGAATACATATCATCAATTGTTAGGCTCTTTAATATTGCATAGGGGCTTCCTGCCTGAATAACTTCATATGATTCTTTTGATCCAGGCGTTGGAATTTCGGGTAAAGGTTTATATCTTCCTTCTTCTAATGATAACAATACCTTATGAGGTGGAATTACAAATGATAAATCTTTAAAATGAACCGATGTTAAGGTGTCTTCATTGACAAGACGATCCGATATAACAATTCCGTCCTCATAATTGTTTCCATAATATACCATAACGCCGGTGAGAAGATTTCGACCAAAGCGAATACCCCCATCTTTACAGAAGTTACTCTCTGCTAAAATGTCACCCGCTTTAAATTTATCACCAGGTTTAACATAGACATTCATAAAGTCCATGTGCTCAACATAGATCTTTCGATATGAAATGTTGAATATGTCAACTTCGCCATCTGCGTAAGAGACAATTAAATATTTTGCATCAATATGAATGACCTCACCATCCTTCTTTGCTTTTTTAACAAACTGCGTGTAATCTGTATATAGATGCTCACACCCAGACCTGATCATTGGATGGTCAAACTCCTTTAATAATATTGACTGTCTCATCTGTGAAGATGACATTTGTAAACGTGTCTGGTCATCATGCTCCAAAAACGGAACCATCGAAACAGGGATTGATATTGGCTGTTTCTCTAAATATTCTGGTTCAAATCTTAAATTTCGATCTAATTTAACATTTGGAATTAGGTTTTGTAAAACACCACAATTGTCACGGTCAGGTGTATCAACCGGACATATGCGACCAAACATTGATGGTGTAATGTCCCTTAAATGTCGCGGAATGTTTTCTCTCTTGAATCCGCCTGGTCCTAAAAGACTTATTCTTTCGAGTTTTGTCAACTCCTCAATTGGGTTAATTGAGAAATCGAATTGAACAATATCTGAAACATTACACTCTGACAATATCTGTGTTGAACTGATATTGAATTTCGGATGCCGTGCTGTTCTGTTTGAAAAACATAAATCAAACACGATTTTTGATAATTTTGCAAAGATCATATACTCAAAACATCGAACACGTTTATTCGTGAACTCTGTATCATCAATATCACCAGCTTGCATTGCCCACAACAACTCTTCGATTAGAGAACCGGTGTTTAAAAATTGACATGTTATTGGGTCGACCTTTGGAATCAAATCCAATGCATAAAGAACATCCTCGCCCTTTGATTTCGCATTGTATCTTGAATAAATACGACCAACTTCTAAAATGAAGTCGTCTTGTGTGTATCCTTTTGATTCCTGATAAAATAATTTCAAATCCTCAAGCAACAATTCCATTAAATTGGTTTTGTCTCGAATTTGAAATGTATCAAGCATGAATCGACTACCCATTTCATCTACACCATAATATGCCAACATAAGCAATGACAATGGAACTTTCTTTCCTAAGAAACTCACATAGATATTCGGTTCCTCTTTATCTTTTATAATCATCAATGTTGCCACGTTTGTTCGCAGCTTAATGGACTCGCCCCTTGTAACAACGGGGATATCAAACAACTGAAACAGAGGGATCTTCTTTCTACCGTTGATCATTATATAGTTTCCGTCAATGATCTTTGGAACAAAGATGCTCAAATCAATATTGTGTGTCCCTTTTTGCAAGCGGATAACAAGAGATTGTTTTAGCGTTTTCGATAACTCTCCTGATGAGAATCTCGAATCTCTTAAATCCAACTCTGTAATTGTAAAACCGATCTCTGTCACCGGTTGTAGTATCTGCGTCGCTAAAGGTAAAATATTCTCATAATCGAGTCTCCTTAATGTGAAGATATTGTTATCTTCGTTTTGGATTTTGAAAATCGGATTAATTATGTTCATTCAATCATCTCTCCCTTTAGGATTTTATCCATTATACCTGAATATCGACCTTCATACATAATTCCTTTCAATATACTGCGTTTCGGATTTGAAAACGCCATTGCCAATATCCAACTTTCCTGATTTGGAACTGACTGGATACTGAAATATGATGGTTTCACCTTGTCTCGATCTTCAAGCAATCTCCATTTTCTTGAGCTTTTCCACATCAATTGTGCTACAACACATTCAAAATGAACATGATGAATGTCCTTATCATATACTGCAAACAAGTCATTGACAATATCCGTGTACGTTTTACCTTTGAATCTGTGAAGCAATTCTGCAACTGCTGCCAAATCTCCGATAATGTCTTTCTGCTTCATACCATGATCGTTTGCATCTTCACCTTTTATTACAGCTGAACCAGATGTGTGAAATGTTCTCAACACTAACTGGGTTCCTCTTTCACCAAGGGTTTGTGCTGCAATGATTCCGACAAAACGACTTTTTATATATTTATAAAGATCTCCATAACATGTCTTGCACAACTTAGGCGATTTGCAAAGAATTGGACTTCTGATGTTTATGATTGTTCCAACCAACGCTTCACAATTATTATTTGTGATTTTCACCAACTCTCCGCCCACTGACATATTGCGACCAACAAGCATTCTTGCTTTCTTGCTTGATTTCACATTTACCTCAAGGAGATCCTCTGTACCGCAATCATCAAGATTTTCATCAATTTGTAAATTGGCACATGTGAATATAAGTTTCCTTGATAGGTAACCGGACGTTCCTGTATTCAATGCAACATCAAGAAGTCCTTTTCTACAGCCATTGGTCGATAAGAAGAACTCCTCTGGAGTCAACCCTTGTACCAAACTGTTTTTAATTGGAGTTGGTAAAATTTCACCATCAAAGTTTGAAATAAACCCACGGGTCAGAATCATCTGTTTTGCTTGATCCCAACTTCCTCTTGCTCCAGATTCAATCATATATGCATAGGGAAAGGTTCTTTTCAAATCTTCAATTACTTCTGCACTATTTGCTGCAACCAATTGATCTCGGATTTCTGGTCTATCATATATTGATGCTCTAATCTTATCAGCCTCTGGAAAATCAAAATCGTCCAAGGACATTGTACAACCCAGAAGTGTTGCATATTTGAAACCAACTCTTTTAACAGCATCTAGTGTTTGTGCTGTAACTTGCTCAGGATAATTATCTTTAATTTCATTCAAGATCATCAGAAGTTTCTTTTCGTCAACGATTTCCTTTACGTCGGGATAGTCCTCCGGTAAACAATCATTGAACAATTTGAATCCTTCTTCTCTGTCTTCAAAATCCGGTGATGTGATAAAGTAAATTCCCAGAATGATATCTTGACTTGGTGTTGTTGTCAAGCTTTGATTTGATGGACTGCTTAAATTCTTTGTAATAAATATCTTTTCACGAATCTCCTGTTTTGCTTCTGCTGTGATTGGAATGTAAACAGCCATTTGATCCCCATCAAAATCTGCATTGAATGGAGGACAAACAAGAGGATGAATCTTAATGACTTTATCAAGAGTCAGTTTGATGTTAAATGCAAGCATTCCCAATCTGTGTAATGATGGTTGTCTGTTCAATATACAAACTTCATCCTGTGTTACTTCTTCACATATTTTATACAATACCGGATTGTTTGTTTCGATACATCTATCAACAAAGTCAATTGCTTTGTTTAACAATTTGAACTTTCCAATTGCAATAATCTTTTTAGCAATCGGCAATTTAAACAATTCTAAAACCATAATGTAAGGCAACACACATTGATCTATACTCAATGTTGGATCGGGGGTTATAACTGCACGCCCCGAGAAGTCGATACGTTTACCTAAAATGTTTCCACGAATCAACCCTTCTTTCTTTGCCATTTTTTCTAATATTCTATGATATAACTCATTGACATCCTTCTGTAATTGCTTGAAGTATGTGTAATATAGATTCTTATCACGAATAATGTTAAGAACCGTATCCTTCATGATTTCTTTTTTTGTTAATATCTGAACATAGTACCGATTGATTTTGTCCATCAATTGTTTTCCACCTGCTGCTGCAGATGAAGGTCTTAAATCTGGTGGTAGAACAATAACATGATCAATTAATAAATTGTCAATGTTATTATGGATAAGTATCCATTCTGGGATTCCATCATCTGCAAACATCTTGGATAAATCTTTAACCAATTTGTATATTGCATCAGTCTTTTCCCAATATTCGGTTCCCTCGTTTCGTTTATCTTGATCGGACCCAACTATGTGCTCAACCCCATCCATATACAAGTAACTTTTTTCATTTCTCATTAATTCGTCGATGGCATGTTTTAAAGTCTTCCCCCCAACCTCTACAACAAGATCATAGAAGATGGGGTTGACTACAGGGATCGGTAAACCTATTTTTGCAAAACGTGTTCTTCTAACATCGCTATTGATAATATCAACACCGCATGTTGAACATTTTCCGCCCGATTTCGATAAGCCATAGTAGGTTCCGCACTGACATGTGTAATTTTTTATTGGTCCGAAAATTTGCTCTGAGAACAAACCTTGCGGATGAAACTTTTTCTTTCCGAATACTTTTAGAGACGTCACTTCGTCTAGTTCTTCACAGAATTGTGCGTAATCTAAAACTTTTGGCATTATCAGCTTCTCCTTAAATTGAAAATTTCTCTTTTACGAGATCGGCTAACTCGGTGAAATGCTCTTTGACTCGTTTGGATATAAGTTCATCTAAATGTGGTAAAATGGCCAAAACGATTCTACTAGCATCTTCTTCTTTTAATGTTACTTCTAACAAGTCAGCTTGCTCATTCAGTTCCGCTTTGATAAGTTTTTTTATATAATCTTCCATGATGTTTGGTGTTTCACTCATGTATTTAATCTCCTTGATTGAATTGCATAGATATTGATTTCAGTTTTTTATATTCCACTTGATTCTTGGGCGGAGTATAGAAACAGTCATCAAGATAATACGTTTTAATATTTGTTAGAAGCATTTCATAATATTTTTCATCATACTTTACTCCCTTTTTATATTTAGGTAAGCAATAGAAATTTGTCTCAGGATCTCTATTTGGGTGATATCCAAATAGTGTAATGTTCCTTACAAAATCCTGTTCTGTTATAACCATGAACCCATTAATAAAAAACTGTGGGTGGAGATATGTAATCTCATATACTTGTTTATTTTTAATCATACGGGTTGGTATGATTTGCCCCTCATAGAGATAAATTTTCTCTATAAGAGGCAAATCGTTGTTGTGACCCCATATGACTATTCGGTCGTCAACATAATCCATCGGTTTACGCGGCGCCCGTTTCTTCCAATAACTCGATGAAGGATTTCCCATTTTCTCTCCTTACTGTAACTATGTAGTTTGATACTCCAGGTTGTAATTCAACTAAATCTGAGAGACGTTGCATCACATCCATTGATGTGTTTAAACTTCCGGCTGGAATCATTGAGTATTTTGTTTCTGCCACCTCAGGCATTCTGTGAAATAACTTTTGAATGATATTTTGAGATGGTTTTTCGCCAACATAAACATCAACATGTTCTGTTCTGTTAAGATTCAATATTGGTTTGATATTGTCTTCTATGCATTGTAGACGCTGTGATACATCTGCTTGCTCATAAATAATGTCAATCTTATTATCCAAAGTTCTTTTAATAGCTCTACTCATAACAGAAGGCAGAATACTTAGATCAATTCGTTGTAACAAATTGTTCTTAATCATATCATTTACTTCCTCACTATCAATAATCTGAGCTGCATAAAATGCTGCTTTGTTAATCTCAGGCCTTGATAAGTTGGTTGAATATGATCCATTGTACGAGCAAGCATTTCTGACATTTTTTCTACAATCTATTATTAGAACTTTTTCCGAGATGTAAAACCGAACATCAATTTCTCCATCTCTATCGCACACAACATCTCGGCAATCTATTATAAGATTACATTGAGGTAAAGACGTTTTCCCTTCAATATAACTTTTATTAATTGCAGTGACAGTAACATCATCGTTTATAATATCTTCAAGTGCCTTGACTTTATACTCTCCAACTTGAGAAGAATTGTAGATAGATTTGAAAACATTCTTACTTTCTACAATGTCAGGGTCAATTATGACTAATTCTTTTACACCGTCTAATTCGGAAATATGCTTACATAGAAAACCGCCTAATGTACCTATTCCGATTACTGCCACTTTACGAAACACTGAGGTACATCTCCTTCCTAGTGGATTTGGGGGACCCGAAGGCCCCCCATTTTATTCCATCAAGGATGGATTAGCACCCTTTCTTGCCGGCAGGTTTCAGATACTCGAGGGTATCTCCCGGTTGCAGGGTGTACTCTGCACCGACTTCCTTACCGTTTACCAGACCTGTGGACAGGCGATCCACATTCAGAACCTCACGGAGAAAATCCCCAACTTCCTTGACGCTACGGCCGGCAACGGGAAAGTTACCGGAAGAGGCACCACAGGACACCTGAATGGTGGTGGAGGTTTTGGAACCGAAAGGAGCTCCAGGTTTGGTCAGAACGCTTTGTGCCTGAAAGGCCACGCCGCCTATTGCTGCAGGTTTTGCTGCGGCCGCTTTGGCCACGGTTGCTCCGGATGCACCGAATTTGTTCAGAATGGCTGCGATCACGACATCCTTGGGTTTCTTGGTCATGCCAGGAATGGCGAGTTCATCAACACACATTCTTTTGAGTTCGACTGCAGTTTTGGCTTCCAGAGTTTCGCGAGTAAAAGTTGCTCCCATGTTTAAATCTCCTTGTTACGTTTAGTTTGTTGTTGTTGTTCACGATGTGACCAAATGGTCACTACTGTTTTACGATTCGAATCTTCGAGTTGGAGTTCATACTCAAAATATCAAAGTAGACCTCCGACCGATCATGCTGACCCTTCACAACAGAGTTGTAGAATAACCAACACATCAGCGTTGCAACGCCCAGATTTGTGAAATACAACTGGGGTTCCGATTGTGATAATTCCTCACATGACATTTCATCTGGTAACTTATCGTCAGGGTTTGCAATCTCTGGATGATAGGCACATAGGTCAGGTGTTAAATCTACCCCCCCTCTTCTGACATAAAGTTGTGCATTACCATCTGTTAATTCATTCCCACCAGAAATAATTGTAACATCATTCAGATTCTTACAGTAATTGTTAATTATCATTCTGGATTTGTGATTGTCAACACATATGAATACAATTGTATTCTCTTTAATTACTTGGGCAATATTAGTTTCATTGATGTAAGCATCGAATACGTCAAATTCGATATTGCTGAACTTCATAGCAAGCTCATCGGCTTTTGTTTCAGCTTTGTTGCCCATACCACTAAATTCCTGTCGTTCGAAATTTTTCATTTCGTATTGGTCTCCATCGACCAAAAGTATGTTCGCTTCATAATCTTGAGAAAAGTTTAGAAACCGACAAAGACGTTCTGCAAGGATTGTGCCGACACCGCCCAAGCCGATAATAGTAATATCAATGGACTGTTGTGTCATTCCCACCTCCGAATACCTTTCTCATTTTCTCAATGAGAGATAATGGTTTTGAAGTCCCTGGTTGCTCAGGATCAGGAATCCTTTCCAGGTGCTTATCGGCTTCTGCTGCAGCATCTAATATAGCTTGATGCTCTTCATCTGATTGGTGAAGGAATGCCCCTGAGTCTGCTTCCATTTGCTTCTCACGATCAATCTCGGAACTTGACATTGGATGACCACAAGCGTAGCAGCCTCCGATTCTTTCAATGCTGTCAAATGTGTTTTCTTCATTACATTTGGGGCAAATCAGAAAATGGCCAGGTTCTTCGTCATCAATAACAGTCAACTCAACAGGTCCGTTACAATAAGGGCATTGTCCTGCGGTTTCCATTTCTGACTCACCAAAGACTCCTTGGCAATATGGGCATTCCCATTCCATCTCTTTATCCGCTGAGACGGTATCCGGCAATAATGTGTAACAATACGGACAACATTCATCTGTTGATAATTTCAAGAACGTATTGTTACATTCCAGACAGGTTTGATATCCCTGTTGATCCGGTTGTACTTCCATTGATTGTGCAGAGTTTAATGCCGCTTCCCGATCTATATCATCCATCGGCGGCCCCTGCTCATAACCATCTTTAAGTTCATCTTGATCTATCTGGACCAAATGATCGTCCGTTTTACATGTTGGACATACTGCTTCAGCATCTGTTGTTGTGAAAACGACCTTGCACTTTTCGCAGTGATACATTTCCTCTTCAAACTCAATGCCTTCCATTTCATTCATAATTTTAGTTTCTCGGTGCTTACATGACAGACATGGATTTAATGGATCACATGCTGGTTTTTCACCTGGTTTTACAACAACCGTCGGAGTTCCTGGTTTCTGCCCAACGAATCCTGGTAATTGTTTTTGGTTGCCAGGTGCAATGTATCGGCCAGCTTGGTCCCAAAGACTGGCGTCATAATTTCCACCCCAGCCATTCCAGCGACCACGACCATTCTTGTACATCCCACGTTGACCCTGCCAATAGTTTCCACCACGCCAATCGCCATAGTATCCACCGTAGGTATATGTATATGTCCCACGTTCAACCATGTCCATCCATTTGGAATTGAATTGGCGTTTGCTTTCCGACACTTTAAATATGTATCGTTTGTCGAATTTTCTTGTTTGATATGCACTCTTGCTGCTGGCCTTTTCATCTAAGACCATTTTACCATTTGCGTCAGCCTTATATATCTTTGTGGTATATTTGATTTCTTTTTCATCAATATCCTTGGTCTTTGATAACCCAAGCATATAATCATCGGGATTCACCATAAACCGATGGCCATTGGCAACGATTGATGCTGATAAGCTAAACTCTTCAGACATTACATTGCCGTATGTGATATGAAGTCCATCAAACGTCTTTTCATCGCTATCATCAACACCTGAGTGAAACGCTGAAAAGTTTGCATGGCTGTGAATTGTTCCGATCATTGTAAAACCTTCAATGGTAACTCCTCGGTTATAATCACATGCCGCTGCTGTAACTTTTTGATGGGGAGGAACAACTCGGTACTTTCCGGTTGCCTCATTGTAGAATAACAGCACAATTGCCTCGCCACTATACTTTTGATATACTGCTTTAAAGAACTCAAGTATCTTGGCTCCGGTTTGTGCTGGCAATGGATTGATATACATGCGTGCCATTGTATTGGCACTTTGCAAGATTGAAATGTTTTTAACAGGGGCGATGCTTTCCATCACCCCCATTTTCTTTTTCAGGAAGATTCCTTCTTTTGCGACGATATAATAAATATCATCATCCGGAAGTTCCTGTGTCCCGTCATTGATAACAACTTTGAACATTAAGCTCTCCTTTGGTTTAAGTATCTGGTTGATAAAGCATTCTCGAATACATCAAATGAATGTAGATTTAACATCCCCCTGAGTATCCCAACTTGTTCGATTTTCGCCGGTGAGACTCGTGGTGCAGGAATACAATCCAGCCTGCACTCCCTTGTCATATAACGATCAAGAGAATAAGACTCGGGATAACCACCGAAATATTCAAGTGGCATTGCTCTTAATGCCCGTGTTGTTGATGGGCCGTATAATAGATATCCATAATTATTCTTGTAATCTTTCAAGCCATTGATAATATCTCCTGCCTGAAATTTAATCTTTGATAAATCTAATGGGGCATGGTCAAGTTTCGGCCATTGTTTGGACTTCAATGTGATTTTCTTGAAGTTTTCCATAACATCATTGAACCACAATGTGCACCCATTTGAACAGAGAACTAATGGTTCTCCGCCGGTGTCGGTAATGAAGGCGACTATAATATTCACATCCTTCTTTGGAAAACAAGGAATGCCGGCAGTTGTTGCTACGATCTTTGTGCCTGCTGACAAACGGCCAATTTTATTTGTGACCTTTCTTACTTTACCCGTTTTAATGATTCCATGATATCCGTCAACATATAGGGTTTCCGACAGATTGCCTTCTTTATCAATAAGGATAAAATAAATATCTCCACGCTCTTCATTATATTTGAACCCTTGGAGCATTTTAACTGTCAATACTTCTAATGGATTTTCCCAATTGGCTACAACGACCTTGTCTCCGATAACAAATTCAGTATCGAAATCTGCACCCTCAATAAAGAATCTATCACCATCAATCAACTCCTTTGTGTAACCACCCTTTAAAGTTTTCAAAGAGTAGTTTCCATCCCACGTCAAAATACCATTAATACCCCATGTAACTTCCGGTTTTGGTTCGCTGTTTCTTCCGGGGATGAAAAACAATTTTCGCCCGACTCTGAATTTTCCTTCGAGTCGTTTGACTTCATCGAGATGATAAACTTGTCTCTTGGGTGCTCCCCTTGATAATTCAAGTCTTCGATCATGTCCTTGAAGCTCTGGATGACAATTCATAAATCGTGCAATGATTTGTCCACGGCCAGATACATCAATTGAATGGAATCTCATTCTGTATCCGTTGGTTTTTGCACCTGGATGTGATGAGTCGCCAATGATAATATATTGGTCTTTCTTGTTTAGTTTGATTCCGTCGATTTCTGGTTCATCAATTTTAAATTCAGTTGCATCAAGATTTGAGGTGAGATAATAGCTGTTTCCAAGTTTAACTTCAAGGATTTCTTCTCCATCAAACCCACGACTTTTTCTTATATATTCTGTTTTGTGATAAGATTCGTTACTCCCAAGTTTTAGAATGAGAATAGTATCTGGCTTAACAACCGTGCCGTTGGGTAGAGTTGCTTCATCTACTCTTCTTTGCTCGGTTATTTTTTTAGACAACCATCTACGAGATTTGGGTGTTAACTGCATTAAAGATATCCGACCTTCAATATCAATCTGAATATATTTAACATCGCTACCGTCTGGGAAGCCAACAAATGAGTCGATGAAAGCCATCTTCCCTTTTGCAGTTTCAAATGAATCACCAACGGTTACGTTTGTTCGCTCATCAAGATATGTTCCCTGAGCAATATCATAAAACAACTTATGGGTTAGTTTTGATCGTTTAGACGCTTTTACTTCAATGCCCGTATCTTGAGCTTGATAAAAGAAGTCCGCAAGCTCTTTATAACCCATTGATTTTTTCCCTCTCAGATTATGGCTCTCTTTTGTATATTGAATCCTTTGCCCGAGAGAATATTCTGTTTTAATCCAATCGGCTGTATAGATAAACATCGGATTTGCTTGACTCATATATTGCCATTCCAAATAACTATTCAACACTGGAACATCTCTATATGCATTATAGTTGTATGTGTAATCTGAATTGAATGTAGCTGACCACCACACCATGATAGCATGTTGAATCGCTGCATTGAATGATTGTGCTCGGTTATTGATTGCACTGCCGAAACAAACGAAACCACCGTCAGAGATGTTACACATTGGTATTTTGAGAAGATAATCCGATAACCCGGACATCTGTTGGGTCCTCAAAAACACTTGGCCGCTGGTGACTTCATTGTATTTTGTGATATACAGAATAAAGATAACATACGGAAATGCGAGCTGGAATACATAAGGTGGATTGTTTTCACTTTTCCAATCTGTGTATCCCATCATATCAAGTTTTCCATCGCTCCGAAGCCGTGAGATTTCATCAGTGAATCCCATAACTGACTTAATGGTTCTGTATGCTGGGGGTTCTTCAATAACAACAAGATGCCCCTTTTCCAGCTCTTCAATATATCTGCAATTTGCTGGAATTACTCCACCTTCAATTCCTCCCCCTGTTATACGTTTAATATAATCACCGGTGAGTAGAGTTTTCTTTTTAATCGTAGGAAGTGAATCCGCTTCATATTTTTCAGGAATGTACTCTGAATATAATAGATGCGCATACTTCTCATTGAACCTGATCTCTTCGACCAGTTTGTCTCGCCTGGGTTCTGCCATTCGCTATCCCCTTAACATTTTAAGTTTTTTCGCAAATTGGGTTAAGATTTTTTCCGCTTTGTTTTCATCAATAACCCACACCTTTCTTCGACGTGGAGGGATTGTATTTTCAGGATCATCAGAGATTCTATATTTCTCTAATGTACTGTAAATCGCAACATACACTTCTTCGTCTTCCCTTTCCAATGTTAAAAACCCGATTTCTTTATTATTCCTTCCAGGCACATCAAGCGATAGAAACACTCTTGGTCCTGTTGGATTCAATTCGGGATACTGAATAGATGATTTTTCTTCTTGAATAATTTGATCACATATAACCCTAACTTGATGGGTTAAATCCGTGTCCTTCAATTCACTTAACAAATGTTGCAAAATTCCCATATTCAATTACCTTTTAAATGGTCTGATTTTAAACCTTTGATTTTGGTCTCCGCCCAATTCAAGCCAATCAACTTGGTTGAATGGAACCGATCTCCAATCTTTCTTTTCGAGATCATAAACATGAATGATTCCACTCTGTTGCATCAGCTTTAATATTTTTGGCATATTTACATTTTTGGGATACTGTTTTTTTGGAATCTTTGTGAAGTCCAAGGTACATTTCATAATCCTTATTGTACCATCTTTTTTGACGAACTTTACTTTAGCTTCGCCCGTAGCATACAGTTTTTCCCAAAACTCTACTGCACTACGAATAACATCATGATCTGCCTGTGGCATTTATTAACCCTCCCGTTTATCTAAATGAACCAGATCTCCTTCTCCATCTTCATGCTTATCAATATGTTGACTCATCATTAAACATGAATGGTTACATAATTTACAATGTCTTCGTTTATCTTGACACATCAGTTCATAAAAGTCCTTCGATACCATTGTATCATAATTCTTTTCAAACAATTCGCTAACGTGCAGGTGTGGTGTTAATACCCCTTTTATACGAAGACATAATCTCATGGTTCCATCAGCATCGACTGTTACATTATGAACTCCATGTTCGAGTTCACAATCAAAGTTTGATGGTAAGGTATCAAACATTCTTGGGATTAATACGTCTTTCATGTGAATAAATAAATCATCATCATGCATTATTTTCCCAAGCATTTGTGATAATTTCCATGATTTTTGAACAAGTTGATCTGGATCTTTGACATTTGAAAAGTCGTAATATGGACTTTTTGCAATATCTACAAATGTAATATCACTGTATATTTCATTCTGGCTGAGGTCATAAACAAGATCATACAGAAAATCTTTATTTTCATTCATGACTGTTATCTCAGCTACTACATCTTTTACATCTCCCTTTGCTTGAATTTCTTTTAATCGCTTCATTCCTTCAACGCTTTTTCTTATTCGATCTTCTCCAGCATATCCTGGATGATTAAATATTGGATCAACTGAACTTGTAAATCCTTCAACATAATCTGTTTCTCTAAATAAGCGTTTTATCAAAGGTTGAATTTCAGGGGTATTGTTGCTTATGATTGTATAATAAATTTCATTGTCATTACAGAAGTTTATAATTTCTGGTAGGTCTTTTCTCAATAAAGGTTCCCCACCATAAAAGATATGAAACACATTTGGGTTTTGTTTTTTAAATGCTTTCAATGCATTTATAACAACTTCTGTTGACATTTCATTTTTAATGTAATGTTCCATCTGTGGATAACCCATTGGCATATCAGGATAATTTTTAACGATTGCACAATACTCGCAATCTAAATTACACTTCCTTGTCAATATCCAGTTTACAATTCTTATTAGGCTCATGTTCCCCCTTAATAAATACATTCAAAAATTAGGTCGTCCCACTTTTTTTGAAATTGTTCAACTACATTATAATCGACTGCCATATAAACAGCAATCTTTTTCTTTTGAATTACGTCTTTACATGCGTTATATGTTGATTCGCCCAAGGCATTAAACAATGGCCCACGAGCTTTTGATATCCAATCTAAAGGACCATCATTTGTATATCTATTGAGTTTGTGTATTGTTGTGAATGCCTCATAGATTCTGACTCCTTCATTCCCCGCATCAGGATGTCTGTCAAGCTCTTTAACGTGCTCTCTCAATTCTTCAAGCTGAGTTTTATTCACTCCTAATATAAAACATGACGATGAACTGTTTGTTACAAAATCAGTTTTTATTTTCATAGAACTCCTTAACTCAACGCCAGAGTCTGATCCGCTTCAACTTGATCCTGATGTTGATGTGAAATGATAAAGATTGATTTTCCAACCTTCAATTTGTTTAATACTTTTGCCACATACCCAATGTTTTCATCATCGAGCGCATCGAATATTTCATCAAACAACAAGATGTTAATTTTCATATTCTGCATATTCGCTTGTAGCTCACCAAGCGTCAATATTGTTGCTATATCAACGATTCGTGTTTGCCCACCAGATAACTGAACTCTTAAATTTGCTTGGGTGTGTGTATCCAAAACTCTAACAGAAATCTTATCTCTGAACTCACCCGCTTTTGTTTCTGCAAGAGTATCGAATGAAACTATGTATCGACCATTGGTCAACATATCTAAATACTCTGACACCTTTTGATTCATAAATGGAATTGATTCATCAATCAACATAGAAGGCATGCCTGCTGATGAAAATCCTGTTTTCCAGAACTCCAAAACACTTTGCCTTACTTCCAAAGTTTTCACATTGCTTGCAATCTGTTTGATTGTTGATTTTAAATCAATCTCCCTTTGTTGATACTTTAATAATTGATCAGCATCATATTCTTTTTCTTCTTCAGTTTTTATATTGCTTTCAATAACAGCATGACCATTGTCTAAGTTCTTAATGGTTCCTTTAACACCATCCACTTTCAATTGATGATCAGCCGCCTCGGTTTTCAATTCATCCGTTTCAGCTTGTCTTTTGAGCAAATCCGCTTTTTCTTGTTTTGCCTTTTCTTCAAGCTGTTCCGTTTGTTGTTTTGCTAAGGCATCGACCTTTTGAAATGTTTGGGTCAATCTCTCGTTTATGTTTTGATATTGATCTTGTTGATCTTTGTCAATTTCATCTATTGCATCTTGAGTTGATTGAATTGTATCATTCATATCGTTTTCTTTTGCAACGTGTGTTTCTTTTACTGATTTAATTTGTGACTCAATAGATGCAATCTCTTTATTATTTGTTGCTATGTTTCCTTCATGTCCCTGAACCTTCGCAATTAACGATTCTCGGGTTTTATCATTCACATCCTGCTCACATGTCGGACATGATGAAAACTCTTTCTCAAGAACATTTGAACGGATTTCATCTATTCTTGATTGGTTTGATCTGTTGTCTGCAAGCAAATCATTCTTCTTTATATCAAGTTCATGAAGCAATTGTTTACATTTATCAGTAGCCTCTCGTAATTTTAATACGATTGTCTCTTTTACACTTACCAATGCTTCTTTTGCTTTAATTGCTGTATCCCGAACTTCTTTTGCTGCTTCATCTGCCGCTGATTGCAATTCATGTTTCTTCTGTTCCATCTGAATCTTTAAATTGTTAGACAACGACTGATATTTTGCATCAAGGGTTTCAAGTTCTACATTTATCTTTGCAAGCTCGATGGTTAATGTTTCAACATTGAATTGGGTTTGTTCGAGTTTATCAAGCTCTTTTTTCCAATTATCTGAAAGACGTTCATTGTCTTCTAAATCCCTTTTCAACTGAGCGATTATTTCTTTTTGATCTGTATAGAATTTCTTCTTCAAAGCTTTCAACATTACGATTTGCTCAAGCGTATCTTCCAAAATTCCATGTTTGACTTTTCCTTGATTTGATAGATTGTCAATCTCATTCCTGACTGTTTTTAATCTTGCATCCGTTTCTTTATAATATAGAATGTATTGTTCGAGCATGAGAATCTTTCTGAATATTTCCTTCTTATCAGAATCAACAAGATCTGTAAAGAAGTCTTTGACCTTTTGCCCGAACATTAAAGTATTCATAAATGATTTTTGAGGACAAATCAATCGCTCGATTTCAGGTAATACTTCTCGATGTCCTGATTTAATGTCCACACCATTCTTATTTAGTACAACCGTGTTACCCATTTTTGTATATTTTTGATACCGGTTGACTTTATACTGATCGTCATTTATTTTGAAATTGACCCATGTATGACAATTCTTTCCGACAACATTATTTATTACATCATCTCCACGTGCTCCCTTTGATGTTGTACCAAATAATGTAAACGGAATAGCATCCAATGACATTGTTTTACCGATTCCATTTGGACCAGTCATCAATGTGATTGTATCATTTGTAAATGTGTGGGTCATTACATCAATATATGGACCATAATTTTCCATTCCGACTTCTTGAAAAGTTATATCTCTCATTTATACCTCACAGCTCTGAATAATATCAAAGGCTTCTTTCATATATAATTCAATTTGATCTTCGGGGATTTCTTTTATCTCTAGATACTTTTTGATCTTATCTTCTTGACTCATGGAGCTTGTAATCCCACGATCAGTAATATCAGCCTCGGTTTTGTCGACCACGTTAAATTCACCTTTGAATCCGGTGAGGTCAACCTTTTCTCTCATGATAACCTTCACATGATCGCCATCATCTCTGGCTTTCTTTGCAGCTGCCAAAATTTCATCAATGTTGCCAGCCTTGATTTCAAGTTCAATATGTTTCTTGTAATCATTGATTGGTACACTTTGAACATCTAATGTATCTGTATCAATAACCAAGAATCGTTTTAAGTCATTCTTTTCACCCCAATCCAATTGAATCAATGAACCTGAGTAATACAGAGCAATGTCTGATCGAATGATTTCTTGCGGTTTATGGTAATGCCCAAGTAGGACTAATTTATATCTACCAATCAAATCCTTTAAAGATATGTCTGATATGATACTTAATCCTGAATTTAATATTCCTTCACTCAACCCGAAATGTGAAACCAGAATATTCGCTTTATGTTCCCTGATTATTTCAGGCAGTTTTGTTGAATATGGAACGAATAATACATCATCGCTCTCTCTGTGATATACTTCTGAATAAGGTACCCATTTTACATTGTCAACTTTCGCTAACGGCCTTAATGCTGAAACTACATCATCTCCTTTACCCGATAGATCGTGGTTACCGTCAATGACAGTGAACAACAACTTATCTTCAAAATCTTCAAAGTATTGGAGCATAATTTCCTGAGCGATTGCATAGATGACTGACTTGCCGTGCAATACATCGCCACCGATAACAAGTTCTTCAATGCCGTTATCAATGCAGTATTTTGCAACTTCATATAATGCACTTTTGATACTATGCAATCGCTCTGGTAAATTGGTATCATCTTCAATTTTATCCGAACCGTAACGTGAAAGATGAATATCTGCTATATGTGCAAATCTACTCATAATGTTTTACCGATTCCTTTATCTGTAGATTTTACTTCTTCCTGCTTTAATGGTGGTTGAATTTTTGTGTCCTCTTTTTCATTTAAAGTAGCTTCTTGTTCCTGAGTTATTACTTCAACCTGTTTTGTTTTCGTTGTCTGAGAGATACCAGCTATGAACGGAACAGTAATTGCTAACAAGATTACTATAATGAAAATACAAACAATCAATTCGATTAAGGTGAATCCTTTTTTGCTTCGTAACATAATTCAACTCCTTTGTTTACTGTGGTTACTAAATCAGATAGATCAATGTGATTTTTTAAAATATCAACTATCTGTTCTTCTTTGATTCCGAATATGGAGTTGTTTCCTTCGCCACCCATTTCAGAATCTGAAACGATAAAACCATTTATATTGCATATGTCTAATACTGCATAATATATTGGACCTGGAGTTCCTTCATCTCCATATGACCAAAGATGCTGTCCTTCTTTTAGTTCTTCAATTGAGTCTTCTATATCACAGAATATTTCATCATTGAATGCTTTATCTGATGTGTCACTATAATATTCATTTTTATATGACTTATGTGCTTGATTTCTTGTGACTTTGAAATTGTTTGGTACAAATACTACATATGCTGTCGATGAACTATTTGTAATGAAGTCAACTTTTATCTTCATAAGTGTTTCCTGCTGCTCCTGCTTTATTCATTATATCTTGTACAAATTCTGCAAAGTCACGACACGCACTATGATTTATAAATGATCTTGTACATGATGCAGTAACAAGACAATCAATACATGGACTACCTTCTCTTGTCGATAATTCTTTCATAGCTTTTCCGAATCGTCGTGTGTCTTTGCGTTTACGAGTGGTCATAATCAATATGCCCGCTTGGGACGCCTATTGCCTCAAGCAATGAAAGCATGCTGAAATTATCCATTGATGTATCCCCATATATTTTTTCAGAGTCTTCTCTGATTGTCCACTCATCCATTTTACTGATATAACCAAAATCATAGTGACCGGGTTTTCTTTGAGATATCATTGCAGCCGCTTCAAGGTGATCATAAATAAGCAACTCTTGCTCAGGTGTTAAATTGCTTCTTAATATTGTGAATGATGCACTCGAACTGTTTGTAATAAAATCAACTTTTAATTTCATTCGTCCCCCCGTATAATTGTTAGGGCAATGTCTTCGTCAATTTGTTTTAACTTGTTATCCTTGTATAAAACATATTGAATCTTCCATCCCTTCTTTAAGTAAAATTCTTTTCTGTTGTGAAATGTCCGTGAAATATCTTTACATCCATAATCAAGCATATCAATTATGACTGGTGTATTTTTATTCTTTTTTGCTCTGGTTACCCTTCCAGCTAATTGCTCAATGTTTGATATTGGAGATGTCATTATGATTGTATCTTTCCAAGGAGCATCAACACCATCTCTACATTTTCCAGGTGTTGCAAAAGTATGCTGAGAATCAAGAGTTTCAAGACCACCCGATCCACAAAACATTGCTTTACTTGCTGACGGCATCCACTTGTGCAACTCTTCAATCAGCTTAATTCTTTCAGCAATACATATTGTTTGTCTATCGTCTTTAAACCGTCCCAATAAACCCCTCACAACCTCTACAAACGGTTTTGACTTCTTAATTAGATTAAGATATCTTGCACGCTGGAACTCCCCCCCATACCTTATATACTGCGTCCTGTAAGGTGTATCTATTTGATAATCCAAAAGGAATACTGTGACTCTGGCATCCATTGTGCCTTGAGCATCATCATCCGAAAACACCTCTCCAAGATGATATTCAATTATGTCTCCATTACCATCATATCTATATGGAGTTGCACTTAATCCATATGTATATTTTGAAGGCATATGAATTGAGCATTCTGAAAATGTTGGTGCTCCTACCGATGTGTGTACTTCATCGGCTACAAATATTCCTATATTTGATTCGTTAAGTTTTATAAGAAAGTCTTTACGCTTTCTTTTCAACAATGATAAGAATGTTTGTGCGGTCGATATGATTATTGGTTTATCTAAATCCTCTTCAAATGTTGCGCTTGTTAGTCTTGCAATATCATCTTCTTTGATATCCGTAAATTGAAGGAACCTATTTTTCCATTGTATTGCTAATGGATCCCGATGAACCAATATTAAAGATTTCAATTTTCTTTCAGCAATCATGTATATTGTGATTACTGTTTTTCCAACACCAGGAGACAATTGTAGAATACCATCTTCATGATTCATCATGTATTCTATGGCTCTTTCTTGTACTTCACCTCTTGGTGTAATGTTGTGACTTATTTCAATTGATTGCCCATGATGCCGATGATCATGAATTACTGTATTCATGAAGTATTTCTGGAGTGGGAAGTTCCTTGGTATTAAAAGAAACTTCTCCGACTCCAGATAAAATACATTTATTGTCATGGCGGAATTACCATAACCTCGCGTTCTTCTTTCCAACTTTTCTTTTACATTTACATACGACCGTGTATTCCTATGTTTCGTTGGAATTAATATTCCTGAACGCTTTAAAATATCCATTTATATCTTGAATAGCGGCTCTAATGAATATGTCGCTTTTGAATTTTCGTTTTCATACACGGTTACATAATCAATTAGAACATTCGGATACATTTTAGTTAATGCTATTTCGACTGACTCAAATATATCCTTCGCCAATCTCTCTGCTGTTGGGTCATGATCAACTGTGATCACTCTCATTCCCATTCCCTCAAGCTGTTTCCCTAACTCTGCATCTGTTTCATTCAATAACAAACAGTGATCTAGTCCATCAAGAAATCCTCCAACCAATGCTTTCAAATTGGAGAAATCAATGACCATATCATTTTCATCTAATTCTGAAGCTTTAACTCCAATCAATACTGTGAAGTTATGACCATGCATTGAGAAACATCTACCTCTATGTTTACTCAATCTATGTCCCATAGGAAATGTGAATCTTTTTTCAATTCTGAACATGCGTTATATCTCCTTATATTGATCTAACACAAACTCTGTTAGATTTTTAAGATTTGATGTAAAAATATTTAGTTTATCTGTCAGCTCAGACGTGTCTGTGTTCAAGGTCATCAATTTGCTGATTCTATATTTATTGATAAGTTCTGATACCGTTTCTTTTGGCACAGCTGTTTCTTTCGTAATTATATCAAGGGTTGTCGGGATATCCCAGTCGTTTTTAATACACTCGCTCAATGGTTTTCTAATTAATTCCAATGCGTTGTATTCATCAATCTTTTCTTTCAGTCTGGATATCTCGTGTTTTAACATTTCTTCGTTCATCTGTGTGAACATGTTGTATGTATCTAATAACATTTGATCAATGGGTTTCACCAATACTTTATGATTGATATCCACAACCGTTGTTTCAAATGAGATTGCACCCTTGATAGCTTCCTTAATCTTCACAAGAAAGTCTTGATATATCTTATCTCTGTTTCTTTCTCGCAATACCTGAAAAACAATTTTGGTTTCATCAACTGAAAGGTCTGTAAATCCTACCATTCCGGAATCCAATTCAGCTGAGAATTTATTTAACATTGATTCAAATCTTTTACCGGGTGCCCATGATTTTAAGGTGATCGTGTTATTCCTTGTATTTTCTTCAATGACACCATCAACTTCAATCTTGGCTTTTCCAACTGTTAGTAATTCATCAAGCACATCAGGCGGAGAAGTTATTACACAATCTGTCATGGGGGCGATTATCGGTTTTCTTTTTCTGATCCCCAATAACCATAATAATCTTTGATATAAATCCTTTATATCAAAACAAGGAATGAATGTTTTAAATCCAAATCCAATTCCTTGTGTATACTCTGTTCCCATTAAACACACAGGAAACATTGTTGGTAGAAATAACGATTCCTTATCCCCAAGTTCTGTTTCAACAATTGGGGCATGGTCAATATACTTGAATGCTAGATCAAGAATTTTTTGGCTTATTTTACACTCAGTGTATCTTGGGGCGGCTGGTCCAACTGGCTCAACTCCCACATTTGTGCCGAAATTTCCTTGCCCTGTTAAGAACCCTTGGCGAACTAACTGAACAATTGTCCCGTAACATTCACCATGAGGATGATAATGCCCAATTGTATATGCATCAACTTGCCGCGATTTTACAAACTTTTGTCTCGCAATTTTATAAGCTGATAATAGAACTCTCCGCTCAACAGGTTTTAACCCATCAAGATCCAAAGGAAAGTTTCGATAATTTGAATATTGCCCGTAATCTCTATAAAGGTGCGGTAGGTTCTTGTCCATATAACTCCGTATCTTCAAAACATACTTGTTCAATCATCAGCGGAAATATTGGGGGTCCGAAAAAACAATTTGCCTCAATCATACTTCCACCTTGGATCACTTTGATGGGATCCATCAAATCCCCACCTGCAATTGACATATACACTTTCTCATGCTCGGGGACAAATATGTATGAATAGTCTGTTCCTGAACTATCCGGCCAATCCCAAGGCCATTGGCAAATATGATTTGCTACAATACCCTCACAGAAATTAATATATTCTATGACCAACTCTTCATACATGATTCGATTTACTTGAAGCAGAATTGGGGTTGAGATTGCCCAAATTTCACCACATCTGTGTACACTCCCAATCCAATCTGCTTGACTTCCTGAGCCAACATAAAAATCAGCCTTTTCCATTTTCAGCTCCCATTCATTTCATTGAGAATCTTTGTGAAGCTGGGAACGTCACCGTTTTCAAAAATCTTAATATCTTCATACGAATCTAATAACCTTCTTCTCAGTTCCGTTTCAGCATCGTGCACTGCATCAATTTTTTCAGACATGTTTGTATAACTCACACCTGTCTCTAAAATCACCTTGCCGACTAACTCACATATTGCATAATTTAAATCGCCTTTACTATCAATGAACATGAATAGATCATTGATAGCATTTGCCATTTCTTCTTTATATTTATCGGGAATATAGGGCATTATTTACCCCCTTTCTTAATCAGGTTACATTTTATAACCTTTTTTCCTTTTGCGGGTTCCATGATTTTGGGTTTTCCTTTTCCCCATGAACATTCAAATTGTGCCTGATCGTTTGCTGAGCAAAAATCACATGCACCGCAATCAATTGTTATTGTTTTCTTTCTCAATTGTTACTCCTTATGTAACCAATTTCCTTTTTTCTTCAGCACTTGAAAATAGTTTTTCTAATGCACCAATGTCTTTGCTGTATTTAATAGGAACAAGATTTCGAGTCTTAACATCTAACAAACAAACTTTTAATTGTTTGGGAGATAATTCGCCAAGACCTTTAAATCGTGTTATGTTGCGACCATCTTTTCTTGCCTTTTCCAATTCTTCCTCATTCCATAATGGGATGAATGCTTTCTTTTCATTGATAGCAAACAATGGAGTTTGTGCAATATAATACCTGCCTGTTTTCACAACCTCAGGCATCAATGTTGCAATAACCATTGTTACAAGACATGCAATATGATTTCCATCATGATCTGCATCGGTAGCACATATAATTTTTTGATATCTCATTTTATTGATATTGAAATGTGTATCAACTCCTGCTCCTACTGCCTTCACCAATTCACCAACCTCTTTATTTGCCAATATGTTTTTCTTGGTTGTTATATTTGGAATTGATTTTCCTTTCAATGGAAGGATTGCATGAAGAGCTGGATTTCTTGATTGAATGATTGAACCGCCTGCCGAGTCACCTTCAACAATATATAATTCACCTTGGCGACTTGTACAATCACGCAATTTCGTGAATTTTGTTGATGCTCGTTTACCCACTCCGTTTGTTTTGACAAATTTCTTAGAGTCTAATTTCATTCTATAATCTTGAAATCGTTGCATATATTCAACCATCATTACTTCAGATTGTTGTGCAAATGTTTCAAGGTGACTTTTGAAATCTTTCATAAACTTGTCAAAATAACTTTTTACATTGATTAACGAGTCTTTTGTTTG